CTCTTGCACGATGCACCACGACGCACGCTCCATGCGTGCGCGATCGTCACCGCAGAACAGACACACCTTGTAACCCAACGCACTGCGCTTTGGGTCGACGTCGTCTCCGCAATCCACACACAAGTGGATCGGAAAATACTGGTTTTGATTGCCGATCATTGCTGAAACTCCTCCGCGATGTATTCCATGATGTTGCCGATCACGACACCGCTCGCGATGAGAAGCATTTGATCGAGCCATGCAACGTCGATGTGCCAACCCTTGCTGAGTGCGAGAGCTACCAGAGCCGTAGCAGATGCGATAAGTAATGATCTCATTGCTGATCTCCTTGTGCGACGATGGGCATGGGGCGAGGATGTGCGAACGGCAAAGGCAGTTGCTTGCCGAATGAATCTAACCATTCACTGTATTCTTTGAGATACGCGGTGAATAGGTCGTACGACGCTTCGTCGCATGGGTCGAGTAGTTCGTTGTGGCAGAACTCTAGAAAAGCGTTTTTAAGTTTTGACATGATTGTTCCTTGTTAATGAATCTAATCCATGATGGTGTGGATTGCTAACTGAAAGTCTTGGTACGTCCCATCGCGACGTACAAGAGTAGTATAACCGAATTATACATATAAGTCAAGGTTCGTGGGTGGGTTTTTTTCGTAGGGGTTTTGTTCCAATGTTCCAAGCGTGTTCCAAGGCGTTGGAACAAGAAATTGGGTTGGGTGTGTGAGCTAAGTTGTTGATATATATAAATATATTTATTAAATAATTATAATAATAATGGTTTGTTCCAATGTTCCAGTGTTTTTTGGGGGTATGTCTACGCGGAGTGATTTTTTGTAAGGTTGATAGTTGCATCGGGAAAACAGAGTCCGTGATCTGCAAATTCGCCAAATTACCCATGTCCTGTTTGAAAATCGCTGGAACATTGGAACAAACGCTGTAAGTCCTTGATTTCATTGAGGAAAACCTGTTCCAATGCGTTGGAACAAACGCCTTTTTTGCGTTGTTGTTTTGGAACAAACCCTATTGACAAGCGTAAAATAAAATGTTAACATCACATCCAGTGATGTTAAACAAAACACAATCCATGTACCTGTGGATCGCTAATTAAAGTCCTTGCCTATAACAAGGCACGCGCACTATGCCGCGCTCGAGACTATGTAACTGGTATCAAATAGCCATAGGCGAAAAAAAACCCCAAGCCTTTCGACTTGGGGTTTGAGTTATCTAGATATTATTTATTCCAGATATTAGAGAAAGCGTTTATCGCGGATAGTAATTTTGCATCGTCCGCTGTTGTGTCACCGCGAGACTTAGCAGTCTTACACTTAGCTTTTAAATCGTCCATTGTAGCGATGATGCGGTCGTTGAAACTGCCCGTCGCACCTCGTTCGCGTTTACCCGCTACAAGAGAATTCATTTGAGCAAACAAGGCACGTCTCTTATTACTGCAATAATCCGATACTCTGTTGCGAATGTCGATGAGTACTTCGTACAAGCCTTTATTACTTGCCTTTAACTCACCGATTTTCTGTTGTGAGTAAGAGAAAGCAAACGCCATGCCGATAATGTTTTTCTCTTTAGCTTCTTTGATTTTAGGAAACTTCGCGAGGTTTTCCTCGTTAATCTTGATATAGTTTCCATCGATAACTGCGTATTCGCATGGGGGATTAATTTCGTCCCAACGCTGACGATAACCGTCGATGATGTCCGCCATTACAGTTTCAGGTAAAGACTTGTCGATGCGATAAGCGGGGTTTGCGCTTAGCACGTCGCTTGCGAATGATGTTATTACGTCACCCGCTTGCGCTTGCTTGTAGGCGCCTTGCTTGTAGTTGATAGCGGGGTTTTGAATGTTAGCTTTAGCCATGATGTTTTCCTTTAAAGTAAATTGCACAATGCTTATGCACTGCGATGACGAACATTGTGTCCGCCATGATTATCTTATGCCACGTTTTTAATCGGCTTGTCAATCCATCATGGTGTGGATCGATAATTAGACCCCTACACCCACTTTTTTGAACGGGTCCCATCTCTCACCCCATACCCCTAAACCTACACAAACAACTCTATATTTTTTCAAAACTCCACCCCCCACCCCCTTCTCAAACGCAGCACAACTAGTTATTGCCGCTTTTTACAGAACACCCCCCTTGATGGAACCACTCCTCATTCCGTGCCAAACACAGAACCTCGTTGCATTTAGTCAATTAATCCTTTACACTACGCAAAACTGATAGGGTCAGACATGCACGAACTTATACCCGCCATTGAGGAGAACATTCCTCTGCCACATAACGCTCAAGAAGCGTTCCCTTTACTGTCGCCGCAAGAAGAGTTAAACATGCGCGCGAACGTCATCAAGCTAATGTCCGATCTCACTGGGCAGCCAATCACGCCGACTGCAGAAAATGCCAGTCAAGCAAACGCACTTGCTAAAGAAATGATGGAAGACCCAAAGGCACGACCAGACTTTGCCCAATATCCTAACGAAACATTGGCATATTTAGCGGGCATGGTTGCCCAGATGAATGTGTCTATTGTTAATGACCTAGCTGATATTAAGATGTACGTGGTCAACAAACTCGTGCAATCTGTGGAAGCGTCCAAGGATGTCAAGACCATGGTGTCAGCTTTGCGTGTCTTAGGTGAAGTCGATGGTGTCGATGCCTTTAAGAAGCGCAGTGAGGTAACGGTCAAACTTCAAACGATTGAAGAGGTTGAGAAAGAACTTGTTGACTTGATTGAGGAAGTTGAGAACAAGTTCATTGAAGTCGAAGCAAAAGAAATTGTGAGACAGGAACAAAATGCTCTCTGACACCATCACACCAGAGAAGTTATTTAAATTAAGGCAAGCGCTGCCTAAGTTACCCGACGACAAAAAACGCAAAGCCAAGTTACTAATAGAGAAGTATGAGGGCTTTTTAACTCAATCTATTAGTAAGGAGTCCTTCCTTGATTTTGTCAAACATGTTTATCCTGGTTACAAGGTTGGGCCACACCACCTTAAACTCGCTCAGATTTTTGAAGATATCGCCTCAGGAAAGAAAAAGCGTGTCATTGTTAATATTGCTCCTCGACATGGTAAGTCTGAGCTCATATCCTATCTTGCGCCCGCGTGGTTCTTGGGTAAGTATCCGCATAAAAAAGTTATCATGGCTTCTCACACTGCTGATCTGGCAGTTAACTTTGGTCGTCGAGTGCGTAATCTTGTGGGCTCTGATAACTACAAAGATATTTTTCCGCAAGTAGAACTACAAGCTGATAGTAAATCGGCATCACGCTGGGGGACGAATTTCAATGGTGAATATTTTGCTATCGGTGTTGGCGGTGCTTTGGCTGGGCGCGGCGCTGATCTTTTTATTATCGATGATCCACATAGTGAGCAGGACGCCAAGACTGGCAGACCGGATGTTTTTCTTCCTGTTTGGGAGTGGCTTCAGTCTGGCCCTCTCCAACGTCTTATGCCGGGTGGTGCGATCATCGTCGTCATGACCCGTTGGTCAAAGTTAGATTTGACGGGTCAGATTGTCAGCCAGATGAACAAAGAGGATGGTGTCGATCCTTGGGAGGTCATTGAGTTTCCTGCAATCAAAGATGACGGAGAAGCCTTGTGGCCTGAGTTCTGGCCTGTGGAAGAACTACTGGCTAAAAAAGCAGCACTTGATGTACGGTACTGGAATGCCCAGTACATGCAGAACCCTGTGTCAGAAGAAGGTGCTCTAATAAAGAGAGAGTGGTGGCAGATATGGGAAGAGAGCACGCCTCCCCCGTGTGAGTTCATCATCATGTCGTTGGACGCGGCACAAGAGAATACCAACCGATCCGACTACAATGCCTTAACAACATGGGGAGTATTTTTAAATGAGCGAACCAACAACTACAACATCATCCTTCTTAACTCAATTAAAAAGCGGATGGAGTTCCCTGACCTCAAGAAGCTCTGTCTTGAGCAATATAAGGAATGGCAACCCGATGCATTCATGGTTGAGAAGAAATCCAACGGGTCAGCCCTCTATCAGGAGTTCCGACGTATGGGCATCCCCGTCGGAGAGTTCACCCCAGGAAAAGGACAAGACAAAATAGCTAGGGTAAATGCTGTATCAGATTTATTCTCATCAGGGATAGTCTGGGCTCCTGACCATCGTTGGGCCAGGGAAGTGATTGAGGAGTGTAATGATTTTCCTAGCGGAGCCAACGATGATTTGGTAGACTCGACAACATTGGCTCTGATGCGGTTCAGGCAGGGGGGATTTATTCGCCTGCCAAATGATGAGCCAGATGACGACTTCTTATTCAAGTACCGAAAGAAAGCGGCGTATTACTAATGGCAACGCAGAAGTTCATGGGTCGTGGACAGTTGATTAACCGGTTGGCAGCACAGGTTGGCAATCGTGAGTCGGCTATTAAGATCCTACAAGAGCGGGGTCAGTTGAAAGCAGACGGGAAAACTTTTACTGCTGAAGGCAAGAAACGCAACGCCATGACCGCTGAAGAACGGGCAAAAGATAGAGCGTCAAAAAGATTAGGTAAATCAACCAAAGATTTCACCTACGACCCCCGCACAAATGCGGCAACTTTAAAGAAGAGATAACCATGGCAATCGTTAAATCATTAGGACAGGCCCCGCTTGGGTTGGATCAGTTGGCTGACGATGAGGATGAGGATCAGGAACCTGATTTGGAAATAACTATTGAAGACCCAGAAGCGATAGATATTAATGCAGGCGGGGTCAATCTTCTACACATGAATAAGGAAGATGATGAGATAGAGTTTGGCGCTAATTTGGCTGAATACATTCCTGAAGGAGAACTTCAGAGTCTGGCTAGTGAGTTGGTAGCTGACTATGAGAGTGACGTTGCCGCCCGTAAAGATTGGGTACAAACTTATGTCGATGGCCTAGAACTATTGGGCTTGAAGATAGAAGAAAGATCAGAGCCATGGGAAGGCGCTTGCGGCGTCTATCACCCACTACTGTCAGAGGCGTTGGTCAAGTTCCAAGCTGAGACAATGATGGCAACATTCCCAGCCATGGGGCCCGTGAAGACAAAAGTCATGGGTAGAGAAACTACAGAAAAGAAACAAGCTGCCGAGCGTGTGGCAGATGATATGAACCATCAGTTGATGGACGTCATGCAAGAGTATCGCCCCGAGCACGAGCGCATGTTGTGGGGCTTGGGACTATCAGGCAATGCGTTCAAGAAGATTTATGAAGATCCTTATCTTGAGCGTCAAGTGTCTATCTTTGTGGCGGCAGAAGATGTGGTTGTCCCCTATGGGGCTTCTAGCTTACAGTCATCTCCTCGGGTCACGCATGTGATGCGTAAGACAGTTCACGATATCCGTCGCTTGCAGATTGAAGGTTTTTACCGAGACATTGATCTAGGTGAACCTGTACAAGTCATGGATGAGGTTGAGAAGAAGATTGCTGAAAAGCTAGGCTTCAAAGCTACATCTGATGACCGTTACAAGTTGCTAGAGATGAGTGTAGACCTTGATCTTCCAGGGTTTGAGCATACAGGCAAAGATGGTGAACAGTCAGGGCTGGCTCTTCCCTATATTATTACCATTGAGAAGGGAACCAACAATGTACTATCTATTAGACGTAATTGGAAAGAAGGTGATAAGAAGCATAAAAAGCGTCAGCACTTCGTTCATTACGGCTATATACCTGGTTTTGGTTTCTATTATTTCGGTCTTATACATCTTATCGGAGCTTTCGCAAAGTCTGGTACGTCTCTTCTTAGGCAGCTTGTCGATGCTGGCTCATTGGCTAATTTGCCTGGTGGATTCAAAACACGCGGACTTAGAGTCAAAGGAGACGACACTCCCATAGCACCTGGAGAATTCCGTGACGTAGATGTTCCATCAGGAACCATGCGTGACAACTTGATGCCTCT